CTGTTTCACGGTTCGGTGAAAGCGTCCCGTTTTGTCACGGGTTGCTTTTACTTCCTCCGGTAAAACAGGAACTTGCCCGCCTTCCGAACTTCCCACTTGCCCTCTTGAACCATCTTATCGGCGCGGCTCTTGTAGGTGCTGCGCTGCCTTGACTTGTCGCTGGCCTCGTAAAGATCGGCGGCTGTGAACTCGCCTTCCTGCCTTTCCGCTGGCTCGATGTCGGCTAGCGCTTGGTCGATCAAGCTCAGAGTATCCCTTGCGGACTTAGCCAGTGGCCGTTTTCCTTTTTCACGTTCCATGCGTTCCAGTGTCCTGTTTTGGTGTTGATGTAGCCGTAGAGCCAGCCCATGCGCCACGATAGCTTGGCGGGTGTCCTGTCGGCATAAGAGAGCTTGTCGAGATCCGCCAAGCATCCGACCGAGAAACTTTGCGAACCCTCGATGTGGCGGGCGGTGTATTCGTCCGGCTTGTGAACATGTCCATGAATGCACGCGCCCCAGTTCTCGAAATGAGCTTTCGCGGGATACATTGTGGAGCGGAAGCCATGAATCAGAGCGGGCCACCTTCCGGCATTCTGAGGATCTTTGAAACGTGGTAGGGTATCCAGTTGATCTTGAGTTGCTTGAATCGCCGCTCGCTCGCTGCCGCCAGTTCCTGGCAGCGTTCGCGCAGGATTCCGTCTTGGCACTTTACCGTGTTCATCCAAATTCGGTCGTCGTGGTTGCCGAGCGTTAGGAAGTTCGGTCGGTATTTTTCAAGGAACTCCATGCCGCGTGAGTAATCCTCGCTTATGCCGTCCGCCTTGTCCTCCTGTGATGCGCCACGGCGCAGGCAACCGAAGTCCCAAACGTCGCCAAGGTGGATGCGGTGGTGAGGCTTCCATTCATCGCAGAACGCGAGGAACTTCCTTTCGGCTTCGGAGGATATTAGCTCCCCGTGGTTGTCGGTTCCTACGATGAATCTTTTGAAGCTCATTTGTCGTTGTGTTTGTCGGTTATGTCCTCAAGCCACCAAACCAGCGCGATCAAAGGAACGGCGAGCGCCCCCATTGCTAGCGTTACGTTTGCCAACTCGATCATTTATTTCGATGCCTTGTGGATCTTCCAAAGCAGACTGGCGATTGTCAGCAAGCCCACGAGGATGCCGATAATCAGGGATGAGCATCGCAGCCAAAACTCGATGCTCTCTTGCGTCGATGTAAGGACAGCGAGGATGTTGATTGTGACTGCGCCGAGTCCTTTGCAGATTTCCGGGTGTTCGTGGATCATGTCAGGCGTTTCTGAGGTAATTGAGGATCGCCCCGGTATAGGCGCTTGCGAGGCAGCGGGCGGTGATGGTGCGGCAGTCGCTTTCGTTGCTACCAAAGAACGGTTCCAGGATGATCGCGGGGCAATGCGTTAGGCGGACGAACTGGGCGCCACGGGATGAACTGTTGAGGGGTTTGACTCCGCGTGCCTTGATGGTCGGGAAGTCCTGCGTGAATCGGTCGTGGAATGCCTGCGCCAGTTTCTTGCCTCCTTTCGAGCTGTGCCAGTAAAGCCATTCGTGACCGTTGGCGGATGGGGTGGCGGAATTGAAATGAAACTCAACTGCCAGGGTCGCGCCCATAGCCTCGATCTGCCGTGCCGCGTCCATCATCGCGGTTGTGTATCCTCTCCCGGCGTATTCGGAAACGATGCGGGATTCCACGCCTGCGCTCTCCAGTAGGCTGTGCGTGTAAGTTGCGACTTCCATATTAAAGTCGCGCTCGTTTTTTCCGAGGTGTGGGGAGTATGCGCCGCCGTCATATCGCCCGTTGATTCGGCGGCTGTGGCCTACCGATAGCGCGATCATTTCACGCCCTCCACGATGATTGCCCTTGCTGGTGCTGTGAGCGACACGGAGCCGTCAGGGTGAAGCGTCAGCGTTGTTCCTGCGCACGATCCCAGCGCGAGGGCTGCGGCGATGGCTGCTAGGGCGAGGGCTGCTGTGGTGAGGGTCGTTTTCATTTGCGGTTATCGTTCCAGGGTTTGCCGCCGAACATGCGGACGGCTCGAAATACGGTTTGGCGCTTCCAGAATCCCACGCCCAGCCAGACCATGGCGGCGAGGAATATCCGGTCGGCTTGCTTGCGGGTGAATGGCGTTTCGGTGTCGCGGTAGATGAAATCGTGCAGCACGGCGGCGTCGAAGTAGTCGCCATCGAAGGGGGAGATACCGAGCGACCATGCGAACCGGGGGACAGATGCGCCGTCGCTGATCGTGCCGGATGGGATCACGCCGCAATGACCCGCGAATGACCAATCTACATCACCAACCGTGCGGATGATAAGACCCTGGCTGTTGCTCCAGCCGTGCTTCTCAAATGCTATGGGGGCGGAAAAGCTCATAACTTGCGAAAATCTTGGATTCGGCAGAAATCAATCTGGTTGGAGTTGTGGTAACTCTGGGCGACTCCCTTTTTTCCCATGCGGATCACAGCAAGCAGGTCATCGCCGTCGATGATGATTGAGGGGTATTGGATGCCAGCGGCAGCATAGTCCGCTGCTTCGTTGCGGGCGAAAGTCAGGACGCGCCTCCAGTAAATAAGGTCGCTCGACCGATCCAAAACAAGGAGGGTGCGGCGGTCTAGCCCGTCGCTGATCGGGAGGGAGTTCCGGGCTAGGAAGTAATCACCGGAAACTTCATCCTTCACGATCTGGAATTTGACGTTGCCACCATCGAAGGAATACCGCTTGGATAAGGTTAGGGTCAGGTCAACCCCTACTGTGCATTCTAGGATCTGACACACTTGTGTGGCGGAATCCACCCGGACGAATACGCGGATTTCCCCGGATGTGTCTGTGATGGCGAAGGATTCGCTAATTCCGTATATCCCGGATGGTGTTGTGAATTTAGCGCCAACCGTCCAGCTTTCGGCGGTCATCAGATCCCCCACCGGACATGAGAGCATTACGATCCCCTCCCAAGGCCATGTGTAATCCGAGTCCGCCACCATCAGCATGTAAAGCACCCCATCCTTTATCAGTGGAGGGAAAGGTGCTTGCCCGTAGAAGTGCGATGAGTCGATCACAACAGGCGTCCCCCATGTCACTCCTTCGTCGGTGCTTTCCGAGATCACCACCGATTCTTTCCATGCTGATACCCCGACTCGGTATAGTCCCTCGACACCTTGAATGAACGCTGGCATGTGCATCCCGTCGGTCGTTGCGATCCGCGACCACGTAGCGCCGTTGTCTTCCGATGCTACGACATGGGAGCGATCCGTTCTGCTGTTGCTGTTGGTGTGAGCGGACGCACCGAACTCATCGTGGCTGACAAGCAACTTACCGCTGGCCAGCTTGATTATGTCCGGATTCCCATAATAAAGGGTTGCTGGAGTTGGGCTGACAGCCACAGGGATGAGATCGGGGGCGGTCATAATCCGAGTCCGAGTAGGGCGTTAAGGTTCGCGTGGATCTCAGAATAGTCGGCGGAAACATCCTCAGACCAGAGGATGGCGATCTGCATATCCCCGGTAAATCTGGAGTTGCCCGCTTGGATGTCACCAATCGTAAATACCGAAGATTCGATGGTTGTGGCGGCCAATGGAGTGCTGCCCTCGGCTGTTTCAGATCCACCTGCGAATGCCTTCAAGTCGGTGGCTGTTTGGACGATCAGGAAGGAGTTTTTAACCGTGCTCGATGTTGTGGTGAAAGTGGAATATGAGGTTGGATCGACCCGCTTGAATACTCCGGCAGTTGTGGGGGTGAAGAGCGAGAAACTTGTCCGAAAGTTTGCGCTGTTGTTCTGTGAAACCGCCGCTGCGTTGGATGCTCCTGTCATTTTCCCTACCACCATGCAAGACCATTGCCCGCTGGTGATATGTGCGCCCGTGCCGACCAGCTTATCATCAACGCCATCGAAGGTGAAGCCTGCCGAGTTCCACGCCATCCCGCCCGCGATGGTGAGATTCATCGCCGCCTTGAGGTCGCGGACGATTGTGCTTGTGCCGTGGTTGTATGCGCTCTGCATCAGATATATGCCCTTGGCGTTCGTCCAGCGGTTCGCGGAAAGTGTCGTCCATGTCGATCCGCGCCGGGATGTGGAGGAAGCCGATCCTTTGAGCATCTTCACAACGTCGTCGATCACGAAGGCGTCGGCTCCGGTTTTTCCGGTGGCGTTGATGTAGGTGAGGGCGTTAGAGTCTAGGTCGGCGGATGCAGCCATGTAAATCTGCCCGCCGTTGTTGGTGATGAAAAGTCCTGGTGATGTGGTGACGCCGCTGATTTCATCTTGAACGAAATCATATACCGCCTTCACGCTCGGGAACTTCGTGTCGCTCGCCTGATCGGTGGTGATGCTGGTGGATTTGTTGGCGGTGTCTTCCTTGTCGGAAAACAGCGTGGCAATGTTCGCGGTGTTAGCGGAGACGTTGACTGACAGGGCGGTGTCTGCGTTCTGACGGTTGGTGGTTTCAAGGGTCAACCCATTATCAACGGCGGAAATTTGCATTTGCGCTGATTCTAGGGCTGTGGCGGCTGATCCGGCTGGGTCGTAATCAGACGGATCGAACGCTTTGACGGCGGCGAGGTTTGTCACCTCGTCGTCCATTAGGGCGTCGGCGGCTCGGACGTTGGCGGTGGTTACTGATGCGTCGGAGCCGTTGGAGCCGTTCGTGCCTGCTGGGCCCACTCCCGTATTAACGGTGAGGGTGCGGGATTCGCCGGATTGGGTGATGATGAGGGTTGCCATTAGTCTGTGATTTGCGGGAGGAGCTCCCAGTTTCCAGATAGTAGAGTGGCAACATTTCCGGCTGCGGTCGTTGTCTCCAAATCGTAGTTATGCAATCCAGCGGTAAGCGCAGCGGAAGTTGCTGCGCTGATTTCATCCATTGTGAATGCCCATGCGCCGGATGTGGTTGTTGTGATGGTTATTCCGGTTGTGTCTGAATCGAGATTTAGCGCAGTTGTTCCCTCTGAGTCCTTAATCTTGATTCGGACACGGGATAGCGTGCCTGTTCCACCATAGGCGAACTGCGCCGCAGGGTAGGTGTCACCAACGGTAACGGGCGGAAGATTATACTTCAGGGGGCGCAGATCCATAATCAGTCAAGAATGGTGTTCTGTAGAGTGATCGGCAGGCGTGTTGTCGCCGTGGTTGATCCGTTGACCGTGTATTTCACCTGGAATTCACACGCGGCGATTGATTCCGTTGGATTTGCAAGGAAGTAAGCCGATGCCGCTTCCGTGGTGAGATCGAGAGAGAAGGACGCATCCGGTGTCCCCCGGTTGATTGCGGCAGTCGAAGAGGCGACGTAAGCGCCCCCGTAATCCCCCTGAATCTTGACCCCTGCCAGCCATGAATCAGCGGGCGGAATCGGCTCAATCGAAGCGCCACGGCACAAAACGACAGAAATTTCGTAGACGCTGCCAAGCGTCAATACCGGCTCCATCCAAGGCGGGGAGGTAGATCCGGGCTTTCTAACCCAATCGTTTGCGTTCAGATCGAAGTAAAGCACAGGGATACCTTAGTAAACCACTCAAGATTGTCAAGAATCATTTAGGGTGGAATTTCACGCTTGCCTGATTGGGGTGATCGGTGGTATTTGTCCTGATTATGAAAACGATATTTGCCGCATTCCTGCTGTCCGTCCTGCCCGCTGCATCCGCCGAGAAATACCTGATTACCCAGGTTGTTGGGATGGGGAAAGGCACGCGCACAGTGAAGGTGATTGCCCGGGCGCCCGCATCCACGCATCTGACGGTTGAAACCTATACGACAACCACTGATGATAAGCCCAAGAAAAGGACGATTCCAGCAGGCCAGACGGTCACTTTCGAGTATAGCGCCCGAACCGATTACAGGGTGCGCCTGATGCACGGCGAACGGGTGATCGCGGAGGAAAGTTCCCGCAGCAAGCAGGGGCTTTAGGGTGTCCCCTCGTATGTATAGCTGCCACCAACAGGCCAGATGTCATCCTTCACAAACTGTTCCTCAACAGTGGCAATATCATCTGTGAGTGAAACCTCCGCAAGAACCATGGCGAAGTTTCTCCCATCGTCCTGGGGGTCATAGGTGTCCGGTGCGGTGGTCGAAAACACAACCGTCGGAGCGCCAGAAAAGACTTCCCGCTCGCTGATTAGCTGAATGCTACCGGGTAGCGTATCATCTGCCACGATCACAAGCCCGATGTCAGAAAGCGCGTAAACATATCCATCGCCCGTCACCGTAATCCCCTCTTCCCCTGCGTAGGAAAGGAAGAACCCCACAATGGAAATCGGGTCATTCAGATTACCTGTCCCGTTTGTCCGGTGGGTAGCCATACGCCCAGCCGATACATTTATGGTGTTGTCCCCATTGCTCAACACTTTCCATGGGTGTCCAGGAATCCCCCTTCTTCTCCTTATGGCTGAGACCGTAGTCCCCCCAGGGGTCTGCGTGACCCGATACCCGATACCGGGCTGGATCTGGTTGGATTTCTGCCCCCCGCTGACAAGGTTCAACCGGGATGCGGAAAGCTGCTCTAACGCGGGCTTCCCCGCCTCAAATTTTGGGAATTCGTTCATGCCGCTTCGTAAAGGTCTGGATCCCACCCGCCCGGGCCACTAAGTTGGTAATCTTCCATAATCGTCACAACCCCGGCTTGTTTCGTCCATGACACGCCGACGCAAAGGTAATTCTGTCCGGATGGCGGGGTCGGAGCTGGCTCCCCTGGAGTTGCGATTTTCCCCACCTGATTCATTAGCGCAGCTCCTGGGATATCCGGTGAAGCGTATGTCTTTTTATAGATGCCACCCGGCCTCAGGAATGACTCGATACCCCTTAGCTTCTTATCGTATAAGGTTCTCGCCGCTCCGGTGAGTGTGGATGGCGGGGGTTGTGCGTTTTGCAATGCTAGCTCAATAACCGCTAGATCCGATGGGGAAACAGGGGGATTATCAATCGGAACGTAGAATTTCGGATGGGTTTCAATCGGGGATTCCGTTGTTGTCCTTGCGAAATCGTGCTGTGCCAGCTCCTCCGGGTTGGATGCGAGAACCCCCTTGTAAATTGTGGTGATGCGGACAATCCCGCCCAGCTCCTGATCCAAGTCCGATTCGTAGCACTTTAACTCAGGAATGAACGGATGGGCTGAGAGATAGGCGGGGATCACCACAAACGCAGATTCACTTGTGCATTTATAGGTAAGTGATGCCGTCGCTGATCCGTCCGGGTTTAGGTGAAGCGGGCGCTCCGCCTGATAGATCGCCCCGGTTACGTTGCCGATTTTGATGGTTGCCATGGTATTATCTTGGGAGTAGTGCGTGGCGCGTTGGGTTCTTCTTTGATTCGCTGTGCATCGCCTTAAGCGTTTCTGCTGTCTGCTTGGTAGCCATCGCGGTTTGCATGGCGGAACGCTCCTGAAGGCTCATTCCGGCGCGTAGGAAGCCACCACCGCCGCCAACCTTGGCGAGACTATCCGCGATCACCTTGGAGGATGACCCGGAGAAGGAAGTCAGCACGGATTTTGCGCCGTCCTCGTCACCCTTTCGCTTGTCGCGCGACGCTTCCTGCATTTCGGTTCCGGCCTTAAATCCTTTCTCGATCAACTCCTGCAAACGCTTTCCGCTTTCGGTAGTGTCGAAGACGTTTCCCTTCTGGAAGGTGTTATCCTCGCTTGATTGGAAAAGCCCCTTGGCGAATTGCCCGAATCCCTCGCCGCTGCGGTCGGCCAGGGCTTGCCCAGATCCTCGCACATTGTTGATATAGTCCTCGGAAATCAACCCCTTGTTACCCTCCATCATTTCACCGAATGTTTCACGGTTGCTGCCGCCGATTCCAAGGAGCTCGGATGCGCCTGGGATTGCCTCGATTGCGGATTGAATCGCGTATTGAACGCCCGATGCCATGGCTGCCACAATGTAATTGACTGCCTCCAGCATCTTCGCAGAAAACTGGGCGGCGATCCCAAGGAATCCGTCAGTGATGCGGGAAAAGGTATCCTCGGAAAACAGGAAGTCCCATGCCTTGCTAAGTGCTTCCATGGAAACAAGAAACGCTTTTCCAATCAATGGCCCGATGATCCCAGCCACGTAGTTCATGCCGCCAACAAGCCAGTTGACCCCATCCTGAAACGCGAGGGTCAAGCCAAGGCGCAACACCTCCATCATGTCGCCATTCTTGAAGATGCCAGTGAGTATCGTGGCGGCCTTTCCTATCGCCCTGCCGAAGTCCTCACCGACCCCGGCAAGGTCGATTGCGTTCAGGTAGTCCAGCGCGGTCTGGAGCGGCAAAACGAATTGCTCCGTTGCGGTCAGGAAGAAGGTTTTCACCTTTGCACCGATGGCTTCCATCGTATTCCAGACGGATTGCAGCTTTTCGGCGGAACGGGTCAAAACCCCGGCTTGTGCGCCGTAGTCCGCCGCCGATGATTTGAGCGCCTTCGCGTAGTTATCGGCACCTCCGAAAAGTTCGGACACGTTCCGCCCCTCCTTGATGAAATCCCCAATATGCCCCCGCGCCTCCTCAGCGCCCATTCCTGCTTTTTCCAGAGCTTTCTGGGTGAGAAGCAAGCCGCCCGGATCGAATCCGCCCATGGCACGGGAGGCGCTTCGCATCTCCTTCCCGAAGTTGATCGCCTCCTTGACCCCATCCTTCAGGAAATCCCCGATCTTGTAGGCGGTGAATCCGGCTGCGAACGTCACCATGAGGTTCTTCGCTGTCTTTAATGCCTGATCAAATCCTGAAATGTTCAGCTCAAGATAGCCTACTGCCTTTGCATTGGTTGCCATTGGTTTTAGAATTTATTGGTTAATGAATCCGCAAGCTTGTTCAGTCTCGATTTGAAGCGTCCGCCTGTCGCCTTCTCCGCCTTGTCGGAAACCTTCTTGATCTGATCGACCTTTTCCGATTCCGCTGATTTGTTCGTGATCCAGATTCGGATTTTGAATTTCTCGCTTGTGATATTGGAAATGAACCATCCCCGCGCAAACGTGCCACGGGCGCGAATACGGCGGGCGAGTTCCTTTCCGGGTGAGATTCCGGGCTTACGCTTGATCCGCCCCTTGAGCCGCTTCGCTGTGGCCGTGATCGTCTCTGGAGTCGGCGCGATGATCCGTCCCTGTTTCTTCGCTTCATTCAGGAAGTCCTTACCTTGAACGTCGGCCATGGTCTTCCCTTTGGATGCCGCCTGATCGCGCATCTTGTCGAAAGCCCTATTTAGTCCTGACGGGTCAAATCTCATCAATCATCCTTATGATATCCTCGTCTGCGTCGGCGGGTTCGGTGTTGACGTTTTCCAAGCGCATGAAGGCGTGGCAGTAAGCGTTTCCGCGTGCCATCGGCAGTTCCCAAAGTATGAATTGTTCCGTCCATCCTGTGAATTTTGCAATCAGCGCTACATACGCCGCCTCGTCGGGCGGGTCTATTCGTTTCCCAGCGGGTCTTCCATCATGTTGGGATCGGATACCGGCTTGGCTTTATTAGCCTCACTGTGTTCCATGATCTCCTGAATGACGGTCTGCGCCTCCTGTCCGAAGTCGGCAATCTCCAGCTTCTCCTTTTCGATCCAACGGGATACGGTTTCATCAAACCATTCCGGCTTGCGGAGGGCTTTTGAGATTTCCGATTGGGGGCAGATTAGCCCGTAAATCAGGGCGGCCAGATCCCAAGGGGTGATCCTTGTGAAATCGACCAGTTTTGATAGGTGGAACTTGCGGGCGCGTGAGAGCGGTTTAATCTCAATACCCTTGAATTCCCATGTCTTGTGCAGTGTGTTGTCGTTCATAATTTATAGCATCTTCTTGAGAGTTTCCTTATCCTTCTTGCTGATACGGGGGCCAATGATTACCGTCCGATCCCCTTTCTCGATCACGCGCATCTCGGTTGCGCCGTGGTGGAAAAGGTGCAGGTTTGCCGCCCTGTTCTCCGCGAATCCCTTCATCCAATAAAGCGGGTGTTCGTGATCGAGCGTGTATTCCTCCCAATGACGCGCCTTGGAATAAGCGCCCATGAGTGTGTGCGCCCTGTCGTTTATCTCGTCATCGGTTACGTCATACCACCACTTGCCGGATGATACGTCCTTCCCGTTATATTCCCGGATTTCACGGGTCACGGGGTCAAACGAACGCTTAGGAATTCCGTATGCGTCGAGGATCGAGGCAAGGGTAATATCAACTACAAAGATTGTTCTCATATTTTAAGGGTGGTATTACGCGAACTTGTATTGGGTCGCGTTGGTTGTGATCTTGCGGAATTCGGTGTTGCCGCCTGCAAGTTCCACGTCGTCGCAATACACGCCGCCTGTGGTGACTCCGTTGGTGACTCCCTTGTTGGCGATGGTGAGAGCAACGCCAGGGGCTGCTGCTGCGATTCCGGTTGCTCCTGCTATCACGCCAGAAACGGACAGCTTGCGGAGCGGATTATAGAATGCGACAAGTGCAAAATCCCCTTGCTCGTCGCGGACTTCGTTCTTTTCGCGGGATACTTTGTCGGATGTGGTCTGGACAAGGATTCCGGTTTCTGCGGTGAGTCCCCAAGTTGCTCCTGTGGTTCCAATAGTGATTACGGCCATGATGTTTGGTTGGTTCGGTGGTGTTGTTTAGGTGTTGTCGATTGCCATGCAATAGACCCAGTATTTCATATCGTAAGCGTAAGACTTGGTTTCCGGCTCATTTGTCATCTCCGCGCTTGTCGGGTGCCATCCGTGGCAGTGGAAGTCATCAAGCCCGGAGAGTTTCGCGGCGGTGGAGTCGTAGGCGAAATTGTTGATTGCATCCAAAACGGCCTGGCGATCTTCCGGCGACGTCTCCTTGGTGTGGCTACGGAAAAGGATCTCGCCCGCAACCTTGAAAATTCCGCTTCCCGGCGTGATGTCCTCTTCCGCCGAAACGCATTTTACAACGATGTAGGGCATCTGCTGTTTCGTCTCGCTTTCGTCCGCGATATAAACGGGGATTGCGCCGACCTCATCTGCGATGCCTTCAAGATGATTCTGGAGGACTTCCTGAATGGCTAGGTTTGCTGCGTGTAGGATTTGCATGGTCAATCCCCCCTAACGGTTGCGATCAGTTCATTCCCATCCGCCGATTTGATGGACGATAGAACGATCTTGCTTTCCCATGACCCTGGAGTTGTTCCGGGCTGGGCTTTCTGGCGGACGGCGAGCTTGCTGCCGATCTCGATTGACCCCTTTTCGGTTACAAGGAAATGGACGCGCTGAACCGATGATTCTTCCCCGCCTCCATACGCACCATCCTCTTCGTTCAGGAGGTCGTCAATCAGCACGGAAAACGTCTTTGCTCCGATCTTGCACTCAGCGGGCATGTCGCGGGTGAATAGCTGGGCAAGGTCTGCCGCCATGTAGGATTGCATACTCACGCCACCACCTCCAATTCCCTTACTGGTTCGCTCAGGAAGCTATTCGCATCCGCTTTCGGGTTGCGCTGGGCAAAAAGTTCCGCGCCCGTCCGGTAGTTGTCAGGGTGGTTTTCCCATTCATACGTCGCATCCATCGGCACGCCGGGATTAAACATTGGGTGGTCGTGGTAAATTACGAACTCCGGTGCGTCGATGTATTCGCAGAATCCTTTCTGCCCGTCCCTGATCGCACGGAAACTGTTTTCAGTGTCAGGAAATACAGTGGTGTATCCACGATGGAAAAACCCGTTCTCGCCCGGATCGCGGCTTGCCTTAACCTTCATGTAGGCGGCGGTCAGGATCGAGTTGACCGAGATACGGTCTGCGCGGTGTCCGTCCCCACATGCAACAAAGACGGATTTCTTCGGGTCAGGGATCAGCTTTGCAAGCTCAACGTCCCAGCCGTCCGGCGGGTAGCAATCATCCTGCGCCTGGATGATGATTTGCCCCGTTGCCGCCCCTGCTGCGGTGTCGTAGTTGATCGCCGCGCCTTTCTTGTCGGTGACAGTGTGCTTGAATCCCGATAGGTATTTGACGCTCGGTTCATCGAAAGAATGCAGTCCGAAAATGTATTCAACGTTCTCTGGATAACGCGCGCGCGAAAGCCACATTTCACGGATCTGCAAAGCTTTTTCCGGCCTCCCTAGGGTGGCATGGATGAGGGAAAATGTCGGATGGCGGTCATCCTGATTCAGTTGGAACTCCAGATCGGCCTCTGCGGTGTCTCCAGTCAAACGCAGGCATTGGCGGTGCAGCTCCTGTGCCTTCCATCCATACCATTCGTTGTTCTGACTCCAATAGCTCCGGCTAGGCTTGGGAGTGGATTGGATGTGGCATGATAGCGTCAGCGCCGTATCGTGATCCTTGTCGATCAGCGAGTAACTGCAAAGCAACGCCAAAGCCTCGCGCCTGTCAGGCATGATTGCGAAGGCTTCGGCGGCGAGCTTGCGGGAGTCTTGCCCCGGTGTCTGTGCGAGATTCAGGAGGATCTCGTAACGCTCGATCTTTTCAAGTCCGGGACACGCGAGCGCGGCGGTTGCGTATCGGAGAAACTGGCGCTCGTCCCCGGTCTGGAAATACTCTTGCTGAAGGTAGAAGAAATTCCGCCAGGTGTCTCGGATCTCGTTTTTCAGGATAGCCACATTCCGGTTGTGCCCGCCCGTCTTTTCAGCCAGTGGTTCATGCAGGAAGATCGCATCCTTAACAATGCGGTATGTCGCATCCTGCGGGAATGCAAGCTGCTCATGGATCGCGTATTTCCAATGGCTGCCGATGGATGCTTTCACCATCCGCTCGCGCATGACGATCTGTTTATCACCGCGCACATGGTAGGGCATGATGAATACATCGTGGCTTGCGGATTCGGCGGCGGCTCGGATGGCCTCAGCGGCTCCGGGTGCGAGCTGGTCGTCAGCGTCCGCCCATAGGAGGTAATCGGTGACGTATCCCTGTGCTAAGTTCCACGCAGCTTGCCTTGCGTCTCCGAAATGGTCGGTATGCTTGAAGTCCTGATTCGCGTATCGAGTGGATGTTGAAACGAAGTCTTTTCCGAGAGCTTCGCAGGTCATTCTTGCAATCTCAATAGTATCATCCGGTGGCCCATACTTGGGGTGTCCAGATGCTTGAACCATCACGATTCGATCAACGGAGGGCGCGAACGAACGGATAAACCGCTCAATGATCGCTTCCTCGTTTCCAACGATGCAGGCTAGGGTAATTTTCATATTTTTGGGGAAAGGGTAGGGACGCGCCCGAAGACGCGCCCCAGGTTGCTATTATGCGTAGCTGGTTGTGATGAGTTCGCACGCGGTGGTGTCGATCACCTTCTCTGCGGTGTGCTGACGCACGCGCAGGATGTCGGAACGGCGCTCGTCGGAGCGGTAGGTTTCCGGGGTAAACAGGCCAGTGGTGTCCTTGCTCCATTGGATGGTGCGTCCGACTCCGCCTGCTGTGTATTCGCCGCCTGCGATGTAGGCCACAGCGAAGTAGGTATCGCTCCAGATGAACGAGCCGGAATAGGTCTGTCCTTTTCCGTTTGCGTTCTTCGGAGCGCGACCGACGAGGATGTTATCCACGCCGAGAGCTTGGGCAATGTCCGCATCCGATGGGATGAGGTATTGGCCAGCGCCCTTTGGAACAACGCCAAACACCTGGTTCTGAAGCAGTGTGGAACGCTTGATGCGCTCATGCACGTTTGCAGACATAATCACCGTGTTGGGGATATGTCCGTTCCTCAGTAGGCGGAGCTTTGCGAGCGATACGTCCGCAGGGACGTTGATCGTGGCAAGGTTGGCCTCGGTGTATGCGACAGACGCGGCAGTAGCCGTGAAGGTCGATGCGTTAAACAGTGCGGCAGCGATACGGGCTTCGTAGGAGATGCGGAGCGAACGCTCAAGGAGCTGCGCTTCCGTCACTTCCAGTCCGAAGAAACGCTCGGTTTCGGCAGCGTAGGCATCATCAATGACGCTTTCGAGGCCGTATTCCAATGCGTCAAACGTATCGGTATCATACTTGCGGTTGACGCGCTGGTATCCGTCGCCGTTGGCTCGGGGTTTCGCATCGCCATTGAGCAATTCGGCATTGCCGAGATTTGCCTTCATGTAGATGCCGCGTTTGACATCCTCACCCTTGACAGGGAAAACCTTGTCGCCGATGAAGAGTTCATTGCCCGCCATAGGGGCTTGCATCATCAGAGCGTAAATGTCGCTCCGTGGTGTTGCTTGTGAGTTAGTGTAAGCCATGGTCGTAGTTCAGTTGGTTGTTGGTTTCTCGATTGGTTAGACTTGCACGAACTCGGTCACGATCCCGTTGGATGCCACCGCCGATTCAAGGGCGACTAGGCGCGGGGTAGTAACCACACCGACGAATCCGCCCGTGATAATTCCGTATGATGTTCCTGCTGTAATAGCCGAACCTGATGCAGCTCCCATGAAGCTGCCGGGGGCGCTCCAGAGTTTGACGCTGCCGTAGTTTGCATCGGCTACGTCCTCTTGGGTGACGCCGATGCCCTTGGTGTTATCCGCTGCTGCGGTGATGGTTCCGTCCGCCTGAACGGTCACGATCCGGTATGCGGAGATCGCGCCCGAAGCGAGGAAGGACTTGAATCCGTTTTCGTTTTGACTGGCCATAATTTTGGTTGGTTCGTTGGTTGGTGATTATTATGCGGTTTTCACATTGCGGGATGCTTCCCACGCCTTGTATGCGTCGGGATGCTTGGCCTTGTTGGTTAGGATGTGACCCTCAGCCTTGATGCGGTCGCCGCTGAATTCCTTCTCGGCAATTTCAGCAACGTGTTCGCTGTAGGTCTTAATCTTGGCGGGGGCGGATGCGGGGACTCCTGGCTTGCCGAGCTTGGTAAGTCCGAGTTTTGCGGACATGGCCTTGATGGCGATTTCCGCGCCGCGCTGTGCAGCAAGCTCGATCTTCTTGTCGTCCTCGTCATTGTCGGAGCTGAGTTCGGATTTCTCCTCTTCCTCGCTGCCGTCTTCCAATTCGGATTTTTCTTCGTCCTTGGCCTCTTCCTCGGGTGGCGACTCAAGAGCCGTCAAGCGGGTGCTAAATTCCTCGAATTTGGACATGAGATCCGCGAGGGTTGGTTCTGTTTGTTCTTCGTCTTCCATATTGGTTATGTTGGTTTCTGTTTCGGTTTCTTCCTCAGCCTTCGCGGAGAAGAGAGAGCTATTTGCTGCTGGGTCATCCACCAGTGCGGCGGCAAGGACTCCATCGCAGCGGGACATGCAAACGGTTCCACGGGGCTTATCTTCGCCCGTGAACTCCATGCTGATCCCCATGTGTTCCGGGTTCTGATCCGCTATCTCAAGGATGCGCCCCCGGTTGCTTTCGGATTCATAAATATGCACATCGGCAAGCACCTTGTCGGCTTGCAGCGCGAAGTTATCCGCCCAGCCGATCACCTCGAAAACGCCGCTGCCGTGGTTGGCCTTCAGCTTGATCTTGCCGAGCTTTTTGCACTCCTTGAAAAGCTGCTCAAGTGTCACCTCATCAATGATTACCTGACGGCCTTTCTTGTCGAAATGACCCTTCGCATCGCCCATTTTCATCAGCGAGACGGAACGGATGATGCCGTTGTCCTTGTCGATCCGTGGGGATTCCAGTGCGGTGTAGAGCTTCATGGGTAGTATTGTTTCTGGATGTCTGCCGGAAGTTTGCTTTTCTGGAACTTGCCGCTCTCCACGATGTCGTAAGCGATGGCGTATGCCTCCTGCTCGGGTTTGCCGGATTGCAATAGCGCCTGGGTGAGTGCGTGGCGGTCATCGCGCTTCCTTGCCTTAACTGCCTTTGCTTCCGGGGTTGGCTTGTCGGATGATGGCTTCTTGTCATCACGCCGCTCCCTGCGTCCCTTGAGTTGGTCTAGTGCCACCTTGTGTTCCGTGAGGTAGGAGTTTGCCTTGTCGAGTTCCACGCGCAGGCGTTGGAGTGCTTCCGGGTTGCTTCCGTCCGCAAGATCCGTGATGGATTCCTTGATATCGGAAACCCAATCCTCTCCGAACTCCACCGCGCTTGTCTCCTTGTCGATGCGGGCATTGATTGAGGAATCGGCTTCGCGGTAGTTCTTGCGGGCGGAAAACTCCTTGGGTGCTTCGTCGGTGGTTGTGGATTCCGTGACACTCTCGCTGGTGGAGAGCGGTTTCGATGGTCCACTGCCGAAGATGTCCTCGACGGGGATTCCTGATTTCTCGGAAGAGACTTTCTTGATCTGCGCCCAACGTGTCATGGATGCGGCCACATCCTCCGGGTCTTGGCTGTTCTCGATCCAATGCTGCATCGGGTCAAGCAGACCGTGTTCGTAAAGGTTGACCGCTGCGGATGCTTCCTTGCCGAGATCCGGCTGCGGGTGCCTGCGGTATCCCCATCGCCCCTTGTGGATCACGCGCAGGGTGGAGGCGGGGAAAATGCCCTTGGCGATTGCGTCGTAAAGGAAGGCGTTCTTGATGCGGTTCGCGTGTGGGGTGAGAACCTTCTGGAATCGTTCAAAGGTCGCCTTCGCCATCTCACTTTCAAGGCGGCTGGACACGCCACCAAGTGCCGATGCGTCAAGGGCGAAAGAGTAGGGGAGATCGTAGGACATCGCCACGAACTTAAGAAGCTGGGTCATCAACCATTGCTCCTCACTCGATGGGGAAGTGGTGGATGGGAACTTGATATCCGTTCCAGCCGCAAGGTGGTTGATCTGCCCAAACTCGATGTCCTGCTGAAGTGCGGATTGCCCGCCCGGCGTGAGGTTGGTCGAGTAGGCATCGAAAGCCCCGCTCCCCGTCATCGCTCCGTTGGAGTTGGTGAAGACGGTTATGGCGCTGGCGAGCTTTGCCTTGCCCTTCACGAAATCAATCATCTCGTAAAGGTCGCGCAGGTTCTGGATGGCCGTAGCAAGGATGGAAACGCCCCGGTATTGGTCAATCCGCATCGGGTCGGTCAGATGGACGAAATCCGCAGCAGGAACATCAATAGGGTTGTCGTAGGTGTTCGTGGTCATCGACCGATGAAACACACGGAAGGAATCAACCTGCCCATGCTCCCCGATGTTCAGTCCGGAAACGTAGTCATTGGAAACGACGTTCTGATAGATGCCGCCGATCCTGTCCGGCTCGATGGCCTGGATCTTGAGAGGGAGCTGTAATGCGTCTTCCTCGCTGATTCCCTCGTATGAGCCCGGCCTTTGGAAAGCCCAGCCGTAATCCCCGCCCCGGTTGCAGCCCATCACGCCGAACTCAAGCATCTGGAAGAATCCGTAGCGCCCGGTGATATCGCAGCTAGGGAAAACCTCTTCCTCAAGGTATTCCTCAATTTCCTTGTCGAGCTTCTGATCCCCGGTCTGCGCGTGGTAACTCTGCGGGGTGACATACATCGCAAACTTGCGATTGAGCATCTTCGCAGGAGCAAAGTTCCTCTCCATATCCTCAGCCTCCCGCATGAGTTGCAGGCGGTCGCGCTGCACATCGAAGGAGTTTGGCGACATGTTCTGCGGTGCCTGCCCGCGCTTATGGTCGGACTTCGCGCCGTCATAACGGAATTCGTGAATCACGCGCTTTGCCGCAAGCCGTTTCAGCCCACGCTCCGGTGAGATTGCGCAAAGCATGTTATCGAAAACCCCGGCCTTGAAATCAGGTGTCATCGTGATCCCCTCCCGACGCTAGGGTTGAAGTTGGCGCGGGTATTGTGTGAGCGTGTCCCGGTGAGAAGCCCAAGCGCATAGACGGCCTCCTGCAATGTTGCGGATGCGCTTTCCAACGAAGGGAAGGAAAAGGATCGTCCGGCGATTGTGTAGGAAATGCCGCGCACGGTTCCTGCGATGATCGCAGCCTTGCACGCATCCCGGATCTCGATCAGGTCGGCGGACTCAAGTCCCACAAGAGTTTGCTTGATAGCCATCAGATGCGCCCTCCCTTAACGCAAGGATCACCCCCCGCCACCGCTTCAAACGGCGGCAGGGGCTTATCTTCCAATCCTTCTTTCAGTATGTTTCGCAACATTCCTGGGGAAACCTTAGTAAATCACCCAACAAAGTCAACATTTAATTTACAAGCCCTTACTTTTAAGGTAAGAGGGGACATGTCCCAGACCGCATTCACGACCGTTTCCACGAATAGGCTTGCTGCGCAGCCTGCATCATCCTCCCTGATTTACGTTAGATCGACCAGCGGAGCGGATACTGGAACGCTTACCATTTACGGCGATGTATCCGCAACGCCGGACACGGACGCAATCGCGCTTGCTGGTCAGGTTGAGGTTTCATCCGTGGAGATTTTCGACTCGATTAGCCAAGCGATCCTTAGCACGGCACAAGCCGGAACGGTTACGGCATACGCACCCGGAACGGCAGCGAGCGGGGATATTCGCACGGACGTAAACCCGACCGATGGCGACACCCTTGCGCTTGGCGGGATCACCTATCGCTTCAAATCCACGATGGCTGCGATCAATGATGTTCAGCTCGGCGCATCCGCAACAGATACGACACTGGCGCTCAAGAAAGCCATCAACCTGGACGGCATCGCCGGAACCGATTACTTCACCGGAACGGCAGCAAACCCGATCTATTCCGCCACGGTTGCCACTACGGTTATCACCCTTACCGACCGCATCCCCTGCTTGCGGCAGGTCGCGCAGACCATCACGGAATCCGCATCAAACTTTGCCATTCGGACTCCAATCGGTGGCGTTGACGGCACGCTTCTTTTCACCTTTGCAGTCGGCGCAACCTCTGCTGCCGATGTCCTAACGTTCTCCACGGAAGATCACCTAACCGCAACCCTCCCGGCGCTCATGCTCGGAACGTCCAACCCCGTCAATACACAGGGGCGGCAGGCGATGCTCCGTCTTTGGTCTGACAACGCGATCAGCTACAAGGTGCAATCCAGCACGGATCAAACGAACTGGACGGATACAAGCGAGGGGACTGTTGCCCTTTCCGCATCAACACTCACGAACGTAGTCCTTGCGGAGTTGCATGAGTTTGTCCGGTTTGTAGTCACCACCAACGCGAACACGGACGATACGATTCTGGATGCGCGGGTGATTTACTGATCTACCTTCGCTGTCGGGTCATACCCCAGATCAAAAAGAGCCAGACTCAGTTCCTGTATCCGCTCAAACGCCGCGTTGTTCTCGCGTTTCAGATCGGTGATTTCCAGGTCTTGTGCGGAGCGGGTGGGGTAGTTCTCCACCCTTGTGCCCCACATGAATTCAAGCTCGGATAACTCCCCCTCGGATCGGTGGATAAGATGATTCATATTCTCCCAATATCCGGGGTTTCGTGGTTTTAGCTCTTGGTTCATTCGTTCTCTTTTTTGGGTTCCGCTTCATTACCATCATCCCCGCCCGCTGTCCATAAGATAGGCTGGATTCTTGCGTCCATGATCGCAGCAACCAAGCACATCTGATCGCAGTCCGTAAGGTGGTTCGCCTTCGATGGCGGGAAATACCACTCCCATGTCTTCTTGCCCGTTGCCTTGACCGTAACCTGCCGCTTGAACTCGACATTGATCTGCGCCTTGTAGTCGGCGCACACATCGGCGGGAACGCTCCATTTGTAGGTGGTAAGCCCATCCTTCAGGCGGTGCCACATGTCCTTGATTGGACGGCCACACCAGAAAAAGTATCGCGCCTGCCGTTGCTGCCCTCCGGTGCCAATCCCAACATGCCCAACCTGCGGGCGGGAGAAGGGGAGATGGCGGGTGATCTGCGTCGGCCCATTCGGTGTCATTACCTGTGAGTGGTGAGGGAATGATGTCTTTTTGCCGGGGTCGCCCCATATCCCTTGCCATCCATACTTGATGCAAACCGCGTGGACGTTCGGAGTATCCCACGCGCAGTCAACCAGCACGCGGGCTGGTTCAACACCTAGCTCCTTGCGCTTTTCCTCTACTTCCTCCCATGTGGTGATTTTCCCCGCGTCGATCAGGCGGCACTCGTATTCACCGAACGAACGGCAGACGAACCACCTGTGCGCGGATTCGCCCTTGGATGCTTTCCCGGCCTGGTTATCCACGCACATGAAGCGGGTAATCTCATGTTCGTGCGGCTCTCCTGTCAGGTAATCGCCCTTGGATCGCTCAAACGCCGCGTCCCCATCCGTGTCGCTGGGTGCCTCGTCCCACGCCATCGCCCGGCGCTTCTGCATGTAGTCCTTGAAAGGCTCGATTGCCCCGCGCCGGTATGCCTGCACGGCCTGCATCTTTTCCATGAGAAGCTGGGAAAGGGGGAAGTAATGAACCCCGACCGCCTCCATGTGGAAGCTGCGGTGATCGGATGCCGCGTTGTGGTTGGTGGCTACATACGTGCCTTTCTGGGATTGCTCCTTTCGGAATGCGTTATCTGTCGGCCAATCCTCCCCGCACTTTTCGCAGTTGTAACGGACGGTAGGGAGTATCTTTGACCAGTTGTAGCCGCCGTCCTCGCCCTTGGTTTCATCGTCAATCTGGGCAAGCAGCCTGTCCCGGCTATCCGTCATTGGCTGATACGTATCACAATGGGGACACGGCACTTGCCATTCCTCACATGTCCCGGCAAGAAACGATTCGTCGGATTCGTCGCCAAGCACGGAGCCTGTCGAGAGGGTAACGATCTTCGGATCTTTCACGCCCTCAACCCGCTTCTCAAATGCGGACATCATGCCAGGGTCGTAGCAATGCGGTTCCTCCATGACTAGGATCTTGACCCGCTTAGATTGCGCCTTCGATGGTTTCGCCGCGATGCAGTAAAACGAAAAGCCGGGAAACGCGATCTTTTGCCGACGTATCTTGTCCGCCTTCTCCGGTAGTCGTCGGGACAGGAAATCGTTCGCCTCGATCATCGGCATGATCCGGTCTTCCACCGCATCCTTGGCATCATCGTCCGTTTGCCAGACGTAGTAGAAAAGCCCGTGGGATTCCACGATGGCATGGGCAACCATGATTTCCCCAATCAGGGACTTGGCGGCTCCGGCTGGCATCCGAACGTCAACGCGCTTTGTCTGCTTCGCTGAAATCGCCCGCATTGGCTCAATCAGCCACGGGGACTCATTGGCGATGTAAATCGGATACCGGACGGAATACGGGATTTTCAATTTCCCATCCGCCCATGATACCATGTCGCCATCGTGGGGGATCACGAAGCAGTCGGACAGGTAGGGGCGGGCTAATTGGGAAGATGTCATTGGAGATGGCGGGGAATCGGATTCTGGTATTGATCCGGGCAAGTGAACCTTGAATTGGCTGGCTGCATGTTTGGCGTCACCTTGAGCTTCTGCCGAATTTGGGATGATCGACTGTTCTGGATGGAGATAGAGACAGCGAAGAGGGATCGGCTTCTTCTCTCGTCAACGCGCCGGAGTAGGTCAAATGCAGCTTGGGTTAGCTTGGGTCGGTTCATGGCTTATTCCTCAAGTATGTCCCCGATCCGGGTTTTGCACCTTTCCACGAAGACGCGGTAATGGTCTTTCTCCATCAGGTTCTTGGCCTCCTCCTGCACGATGGATGCAGCCCGCCCCCATTCGGATTTAGCTTCGGATAGGGGTATGGTCTCCCGCTCCTCCCGTGCGATCTTCGCACGAAGCAGTTTTACCTCCGCCTCGGTTTTCTGGCGTTTAAGTTCGGCGGCATCGGTGAGGGCTTCCCCCTTCCCTGCTGTGTCCGGGTTTTTTTCCAGCCAGGATACAAGCGCGTCCCGGTGGATTCGATGCTCCACGAATGCCGGACATCCCGCCGCCTTGGCAATAACCATGGTTGATTTTGAAATACCCCACAAGGATTCCGCCTGCTTCATGGACTGTGCGACGTTCGGTATCTGCTGGGATTTTTCTTTGTCTGGTTTACTTTTCATGTTTGCTTACTATTGCGAATCGGTTGCGTTTTCAAGTTCATTTTTTTTTGAACACGGACATGAGACACCGGAACCAAACC